GTGGCGCCGGTGGGGGTGAGCCGGTGCACCAATCCTGAGGCCTTTTCCGGAGGACTGGATGCCGAGGGGGACGAGAGCCTGCGGGAGCGGGTGCTGGAGACCTTTCGGCGGATGCCCAACGGGGCCAACGCCGCCTTTTACCAGCAGGAGGCCCTCTCCTTTCCGGAGGTGGCGGCGGCTACCGTGGTGGCGCGGCCCCGGGGCGTGGGGACGGTGGACGTGTTTCTTGCTACGGCGGCGGGGCTGCCCGACAGCGGACTGCTGGAACAGGTGGCGGCCCATCTGGAGGAACGCCGCGAAATCGCCGTGGATGTTCAGGTGAAGGCGCCGGAGGTAAGGACGGTGGATGTGTCGGTTCAGGTGGCGGCCCGGCCGGGGGCGGACTTTGACACCGTCCGGCAGGCGGTGGAGTCCGCCGTACGGGGCTGGTTTGACGGGCGGCTCTTGGGGCAGAGTGTCCTGCGGGCCCAGCTGGGGGCGCTGATCTTCGGGGTGGAGGGCGTGGAGAACTACGCCCTCACCGCCCCGGCGGCCGATGTGGCGGCAGCGGTGGACGAGCTGCCACAACTGGGCACACTGACGGTAGCGGCACTGGAGGGGACGGCATGAGCTACGGGGCATACCTCAGGGAGCTGCTCCGGCCCCTGCGTATCTATGGGCTGGAGGGCACCGCCAATGGCGGTGAGCTGGAGGCCCAGGGGAAGGCGCTGGATGGGGTGGAGGCCGCCATGGAGGAGGTACAGCGGGAGATGCTGATCTGCACCGCAGAGGGACGGGGGCTGGAGGCCGTCGAGGCACTGCTGGCCCGAAAGCCGGTAGCTGCCAGCCTGGAGCGGCGGCGGGCGGCGCTGGCCGCCCTGCTGCGCATCGGCGGGGACAGCTTTACCCTGACGGCGATCAACGATAATCTAAAAGGCTGCGGCCTCAACGCCGTGGCCAGCGAGACGGAAACGCCCGGCGTTGTGGAGGTGCGGTTCCCCGATGTACCAGGCATCCCGGACGGGTTTGAATCAATGAGGGCCATCCTGGAAGATATTCTGCCCTGCCATCTGGACATACGGTATGTCTACTGGTACATCACTTGGGCCCTCATGGAGGAGCGCTTTGCCACCTGGGGAGACATTGAGAAGCTGGGGCCCACCTGGGAGGAGCTGGAGAAGATGGTGCGGGACTAGCCTGCCTGTCGCATAAAAATGCCTGGAACCATGCGGTTCCAAGAAGGTAAAAATCAAAAAGCTAGAAATATCAAGGCCCGCAGCCGGTTTTTTGCCGAGCCGCGGGCCTGTTTTCCCTTATGTTTTCCCTTACGCGCCAAAATTGGCCTTTATGAAATCCTCCATGCGGGCGGCGCTGTCCTGCCTCATGCGCTCCGTGAAGTGACCGTATCTATCCAGAGTAAAGGCCGCGCTGGCGTGGCCGAGGTTGCCCTGGATGGTCTTGATATCATCACCGGCCCGAATAGCGTTGACGGCATAGGTGTGCCGGAGGTCGTGGAAACGGACACCAACCAATCCGGCAGATTTTAAAGCGGCACGAAATTGGAGGCCGACCGTGGACAAACAGAGGGGGCAACCGATATCATTGGTAAACACAAATTGGTGGGGGTTATCCCATAAGGGGCCAGCCAATAACTGCCGTTCAGCCTGCTTCCTTCGCTGCTCCTTTAGAGTGCTGAGCACTGAAGGCGCAGGCGTGATTGTCCGGCTTTTCCCACTCTTTGGAGAGATAAAAAGGCCGCTCTTTTCTCGGTGCTCGGGCCGTACAAGCTGCTTATTTATCAGCAAAGTTCCATGCGTAAAGTCCACGCAGTCCCAGGTCAGGCCCAGCAGTTCCGAGAGGCGGCAGCCGGTGAACAGGGCCACGGAGACCAGTCGCTCTAAACGGCTGCCCTTGAGGGCCTGGAGCAACGCTGCGGCCTGTTCGTCGCTGAGTGGGTGAATCTCCGTGCGCTCTGTCCTGGGGAGTTCACAGTCCGCGGCCGGATTGCGGGATATGTACTCCAGCTTGACCGCCTTCTCCAGAGACTGATGCAAGACCTTATAGGCCAGCCGGACGGAGGCTGGGGAGAGTGAGCCCAGACTGTTGACAAACTGCTGGATCATGTGTGGGCGGAGATCAGGGAGAGACACCGCACCGAGGGCCGGCTTGATGTGCTTTTTTATGAGGCTTCTGTATTTGGTAGCGGTGGCGGGCTTCACGCTGCCGAGATACTCCGCTGCCCACACATCGAGCCAGGAACCAACCGTCATTTTGGCTGGGGTGATATAGGTGCCCGTGTCAATAGCCGCCGTGGCGGCCTTGAGCTTTTGGGCGACCTCCTTCTGCGTCTTGCCGGTGATGCTCCGCTGCACCTGCCTTCCGGTGCCTGGGTCTCGTCCTACTGTGTACCGCGCCTCCCAGTAGGTATACTGCTTCCCACTGCGGGTCACGGTCTTTTTACGAATGGTGCCGCTTCCGGCGGCTGACTTTCTCGCCATTGACTTTTCCCCCTATTCTGTTAAAATAGAAGGGCAGAGCGCCCGCAAAGCAATCTGCCCCCTCTATGGCCGTCCCTGGTGTTCCCGCACCGGGGGCGGTATTTTTATTGCGCTTTTTTCAGCTCGGCCAGCTCCTTGCTCATGGAGCGGATCACCTGTTTCAAGAGAGCCACGTCGTCCTCTATGGCCTCAATTCTGGTCATAGGGGTGAGCTTTGCCTGCACGCCTTGTAACCCCTCTGCCAGCAGGTCAAACTTCGGCATGACATCTGTATCGAAATAGGCAATCATACGATTTTCAGATGCCCGGATGGATGCGTCAATCATGGTTTGGATGGACTGTAAGTCTTTTTCGTCTAACATGCGTAAAACCTCCTGACGGTCATTGGGTGACACTGGTGGTTATAATGTAATGCTTCCGTCCTCATTGACGGTTTGCCCCAGATACCGAACTACACGTTCAGACTTTGGCTGCTTCGCAAGTTCGTTTTTTAACTTTGCTATGGAGACAGCATTATTTCCTCCCCAGGCAGCGGCATCTGCCAGAATCACAGTTTTTGGCTCATTTCCGTTGGAAGGCAAATAGCTTATCGCTAATGTTGTTTTGATTTTCTGCTTTCCGGTGGCGCTCATTCCTCCCAATAGCGCACCAACAGGGCCGAATAGAAGCCCACCAACTACGCCACGGCCCAAAACAGACTGGTTTTGCAGTTCTGACGTTTTCACCTGATCCAGCGCCAGAATATCAGATGTGCTTATCTTATAGTGTTGTATGATCTCATCTGCGCCGAAGGTTTTCAACTTAATGCGATACAAGGAAAGAAATTCTCCTTCCAACACGACCCGGAAAACAGAGTTTTGAGGTAAATCCCCAAGACCATCCAAGTAGTCAAATAAATTTTTTGCAAGAATCTTCGCCATTTACACTGCCTCCTCTTTAGATCCTTCTAGATGCAAGATTTCATGGCACCTATGACATCAGGTATATCCGGAAGTTTTTTGGTAGCGCTGTGATTTCTAAAACTATTTCCTGGCATCAAAAATACAATTCTGCTGCTAGATTCCCGTGTGTGTACCAACAGACAGCTTTGCGCATAAAATCCTCTGGGACTCCAAAATGTTCAGCTAAAGAGTAAATGTCCGTGTACCCATCGGCTACAGCTTCATCTAAATCATCCTCTGATATGTAATTTTGAACGGCCCACTTCCAAGCCTTATACTCGTGTTTCTCAACCAAATCGAATGGACTACATACCTTATGCGTGGCTCCTGTGGACGCATGGCCGCCTTCGTGAGCAACGACAGCAGCCTCATCTCTGGAAGAAGGAATATTGTCGAAGTCCATAAATATCCCATACGTCCCGCCCACTTCTAGAGTGACAGCCTTATCGTCGTCCAAATCCCACATATAGAATTTAGTTCCAGACTGGCTGAGTTTCCGATAAAGCGCTAAGAGCCTATCCATAGGCTATTACCCTTTCTCTTTTTCGATGTCCGCTTTCATAAAACGGGCCATCTCAAGGAGCATTTTTTTCTTTTCATCAGGGAGATCTTTGGATTCTTCATAAAAGGCATAGGTGAAATCATCAAAGCCTATCTCGCGCTCACCCTCCTGGGTGGGCGCCTTTTTTGTTTCTGTGCCAAGGAGATAATCGATCGATACACCAAAGAAGCCGGATATTTTAGTCAAATTATCGGCCTTTAAGGTCTTTATCCGGTCCATCTTCAACTCCGTAAGGTTTCCACGGCTGATCCCCAGTTCATTACACATTTTCCCAACACTGATATTTCTCTCTTGGCACAGATCGTAAATGCGATTGTACAAATCAGACATTTTAGGCCCTCCATTTTTGTGCACAAAATGGAAGCTCTAATTTTTGTACAAATACAGGTTGACTTGTACAAGTGCTTGTACTATAATCAAGCCATGACAGGTACAAAAAATAGTGCTTATGTTTGGTGACACTTATATATTAGTACAAGATTTTGTACCTGTCAACTTAATTTTTTAAGAAGGGAGGAATTTTGTCACTATGGCTGAATATACGGGCTTTGGTTTGGAAGTTAAGACGAGACTGATTAAATCTCCCGTAAAAACACAAGCGCAACTTGCCAAGCAAGTATCAGAACGCACCGGTCTTTATGTAGACGACGCATATATTTCAAAGATCCTTACCGGGCAGCGAAACGCCCCGAAGATCGTCCGAGCTATCCGAGAAATTCTGGATCTGCCGGAGCAGGGACAGGATACCACAACCGGAAAGTAATAAACAGGACTATTGGAAAGGAGAACATCATGGACGACATCAAGAACTACAACCCCGCAGAAGCGGAAACCCTGGACAGCCGCGAAGTGGCTGAGATGGTAGGCAAACAGCATAAGCATCTTCTTCGAGACATCAATGGGTATATCGAAAACATGAAACAGGGCACTGAGCCCAAAGTTGGGCTGAGTGCGGCTGAGCTCAAAATTGAGCCGAGCGAATTTTTCATCCCCAGTACTTATACCGATAGCACCGGTCGGGAACTCCCTTGCTTCCTCGTTACCAAGAAGGGGTGTGAGTTCATCGCCAACAAGCTCACCGGTGAGAAGGGGACGAAGTTCACTGCCCTGTATGTAACCCGCTTCAATATCATGGAGGAGCGCGAGAAGGTCGCTATCGGCGGAAAGACCGCAAAGAGCGGTAAGACCCCGGAGGAGCTGGCCGCCGCCGACAAACGGGCCACGGCGATGCTGCTCAACGCCAAGAACCGGGCGGCGAGTTTCCTTCAAAAGCTCTACGACCGGGCGGGCACCAAGCCAGAGTATCAGGCAATGGCTCTCAGCGATTTCTATTCCGAGGATGGGATTCACCTCCCCCGCATGGCATTCCAGGACATGAAGCATACCTACGACAAGAGCGCTATTGCCGAAAAGCTGGGCGTCTACTCCAAGGCATCCGGCGGCAAGGTGCCCCATGCCCAGGCCATTGGTGCGATTATCTCCACGCTGGATATCTCAGAGGACGAGCGCGAACGGCTTCCCTACTGCAACAACGGGCACGACGGCGTAGATTACCAGTATACCGAGAGCGTGGTTGAGAAGGTGCGGACGTGGATTGAGGCACACGGCAGGCCCAGCACGATCACGGTCAACGGGAAGAACTACGCGGTGGTTTACAGGGAGAGGTCATGAATCGGAATGAATAAAGAGGCGATTGATTTCAAGGTGTATGAATACCTCGGACGTGCGGGCATTGCAAGTGTCCAGGGTAACAGAGGAGAGTTGAGAAGGGATATGCTGTCCCTATTAGTTCTATACCGGCTCCGCTCCAGAGATGCCAGCCAAGAGCTTGCAGAGAAGTGGGCTGCTATCCGCGCATTGGATAGGAGCATGAAGAAAGCGGAGTCCGCCGGTATATCGTTCCCTCTTGGTACACAGCGCCTATCAAAGTTACGGGAGGATTACCGTGTAGCGGAGAGCAGATTTGCGGAGATAGGTCAGTGTATTGCGATTGCTCTGGATTTGTGGCAAAGTGCTGGGGCTACCCTGGATGACCTGTGTAATCTCTGCAATTGTGACCCCGTTCAAGTGAAGGAGAATCTCCACCCAACGGAGAAACTGTTTTCCGAGATGGTTTTTGTCCACAATCTGGATTATAAAGACCCTCGCAACGTTGGCTGGATTGAGGACGAGGTAGACGCCCCGCTGACGCACGCCGTCAAGGCCCATTGGATTGACCTGGTGCGCCACACCGAGTCAGGCAGAAAAGCCGCTCATGAAGCGTTTAAGGCGGTGTTCCCCGAGATAGCAGAAAACGCTCTAACCGTTGTCACTGATGCAGATGGCATCCAGCATTTGATTGATAAGGACGGAGTAGACGTCGGGACGGTCGACGAATAAGGATAGGAGGACACTATGGAAAAAATCGCGTACAACGTCCAGGAGGCCGCCGCTGCGCTCGGCCTGTGCGCAGACGCCGTATATGACTTAGCGCACCGGCCGGACTTCCCGGCGGTACGGGTCGGGAATCGGATTTTGATCCCCTGTGAGAGCCTGGCCCGGTGGCTGGAGGCCCAGGAAGGGAAGCAGCTATGAAGCGGGCCGTCCTGGAGCGCCTGGCCGCTGTGCTCGTCCTGGCGGCCTGTATCTGCGCCGAGTGTATTCCCCTGCTGCTGGCGCTGGTGGCTGCGGCGGCCCTGTGCGTGGGGCTCGCAAATTCACAAGCGCTTGTGAATTTGCGCAAAAAAGAGAGGCCGCCGGTGCTGCGAACACCGAACGGCCCAAAGAAAAAAGTTGATCCGCCCTTATTGTAGAGGGCTCAAAGGAGATTGTCAAGTATGAGCAGCTACATAATCCCGGGCCGCATCCGGCCAAAGCCTATCCGGCCCGGCTTGACCAACCTGGAAGACATTGAGGCCATCATTGCCGAAGTCCCTTGTGCCATTCTCCCGGTCGTTGGTGACTGTTTGGAGGGCGTGGACGTAGTAGGTGGCGGATGGGTGGCGGTAGATTTCACCCGGCGGCCTGCGCCCCCCAGGTATAGGAGCAAGGGCGGCGACGGAAGCTCCGATCTCTGCCTCTGCTATGCCACGTTCCCCGGAGCGCCTGGCCCTATGGTCATGTATAAGGAGTATCAGGGCGTATGGGGTCCCTGGCAGATGGTGGGCACTCGATATAAGTCAATGTGGGAAGGCGGCAAGCTGCGCCTGAACTGCGGCATGGTGGCAAAGCGTATCTTCGGCGTAATTGTGGCCTCCTACGACCAGGATGGGCGGCTTCTGTGGCAGAGGAACCCCGAGGAGTTTCCCGAGGAGCTGGGCACAGCGCCAACCATTCATGGTGATGTAGAGCCGTACCAGGGGGTGAGAGCATGATTACATTTCCAACCACGGTGGAGACTTTTGTCGCCTGCAATGGGGAAACGGTCGCTGACCTTGATGCTACCACGATAGAGCTCCTTGACTACTGTGTCAGTATCTTCAATGGCGCGTTCTACGCTGGGACCAAAGGGGAAGCACCTGTTAATATCATAAAAGATGCTGCAGAAGACTATGCCCAAACGGGGATGCAACAGGACTTTGAGAATCCGAAAATTAAATGCTTTTATGCCAGTTTGCAACGTATGTGCGATGAGGCATGGAAGCAAGGGGCCGCAAAAGCGGAAAGAAAGGGGGTGCAAGCATGAACCGCCCTTTGAATAAGGAACAGGTCAAGGGCCTGTTTGAGCAGGAGGCCGTACTGATGGGCACAGAGGATCAAGTTCCATACTTCCGGGTGGCGGCGCTGTTTGGGGAAGACGCCGTAGAGCACGCCCGCAGGATGGGTACCAGCAGGCCCGGATTCTTCTTCAATGGGTACGGTGTTGGAGACTACACGATGGAGGCCCTCACCCTGCGTGGATTTCAAGCCGCCGCCAGTTTCTACAATGTTCAACTGCTAAGAAAGGAAATGCCGGCATTAGATGAGGGATAATCTGGCCTATGAAATCAAACGCCTATTGCCTGCGGTGGCTGTTTTTTCGGCGTATGGTCTTCCCCCGAATCGGAGCGGCTTTGTTCAGTGCCCCTTTCACCAGGGAGATCGGCACGCCAGCCTGAAGGTCTATTCCGGGAATAAGGCTGGTTGGCACTGCTTTGGATGCGGCGCCGGGGGCAGCGTTATTGATTTTGCAATGCGTTACTTCGGCATAAGTTTTCGAGAAGCGTGTCTTCGGCTGAACGAGGACTTCCATCTCGGGCTCTCTGATAATAAGCCGAGCCGGGCGGAGATTTCTGCCCGGCTCCAGGCAAGAGAGAAGGAAGATGCAAAAAAGGAGGCGGACTCGGCTGTGTACTACCAGGTAGTAGAGGAGCACCGCCGTCTGCTGGCATTAAAGAAGGCACTGGCCCCCAATCGGGACGCTGCTGACTACATTCATCCGCTCTATGCAGAGGCGGTGAAACGGCTTCCGTATCTGGAGTGGTGGCTGGAAGAAAACATTGAAATGGGAAGGTAAAACAAATGGGAGACTGGACTTACGAAGCTAAAGATTTTTTGACGCCAGCTCCTTACGAGGCACTGTATCAATTCCATGGCCAGCCGTTCGTCCACGAGACAAAGCTGCAGGAATTGTCTGTGTACGCGGCCAGTCAGGGGTTCCGCGGGTTCAAGTCAATGTATAAGAAGTACATCGAGAGCTTAAAAGCCCAGGCGGGGACGGTATACGTGGATAATGTCACGAACTTTACCGGGCAACCCCTGGAGCTTAACGCGGGAGACTGGGACGCCACTGACCTGGGCGTATACCGCCGCAATGGGTTTGCGGACGAGCTGGCATGCCCCCACCCCATCATGCCAGTGGAGCGCCTGATTAACATTGACACCGGCGAAGAAAAGCTGAAGCTGGCCTTTCGGAAGGGGACGCTATGGCGCAGGCTTATCATCAGCAAGACGATACTGGCCAACGCCAATAAGGTCACAGAGCTGGCCGGCAGCGGGATTGCAGTTACCAGCCAAAGCGCCCGGGCATTTGTCCAGTACATATCGGATTTGGAAAATCTGAACTACGACACCATACCGGAGCGCAAGTGCATCGGCCGGCTGGGCTATATCCAGGACGAAGGCTTCTCCCCCTTTGTAGAAGGGCTGATCTTTGATGGCGATGCCAACTTTAAGGCGTTGTTCTCTACTGTAAGGCCGCACGGAGAGGAACAAAAATGGGTTGATGTGGCGCGGGAGGTGCGCGGCATGTCTACCACCGCCAGAATCATTCTGGCAGCATCCTTCGCGTCGGTTCTGCTGGAGCCGCTTAACTGCCTCCCGTTTTTCGTTCATCTGTGGGGAGTGGATTCCGGCACCGGCAAGACAGTGGCCCTCATGGTGGCCGCCAGCGTATGGGGAGATCCGGCGGTGGGCAGCTACGTCAAGACCTTCGACGGTACAGTGGTGGGGCTGGAGAAGACGGCCGCATTTCTTAATAACCTGCCCCTGTGCCTGGATGAATTGCAGTTGGCGAAGGACGCAAAGGGGCGAACCCATTTTGATGTCTATAAGCTGGCGCAGGGCGTTGGGCGTACCAGGGGCAACCGGGCCGGCGGCGTGGATCTGACACCCACATGGCGGAACTGTATTCTGACGACCGGAGAATCCCCCTTGACCGGAGTAACCAGCGGGGCCGGCGCGGTGAACCGTGTCATCGACATTGAGTGTAAGGCATCCAGCGTTGTGGTCCGGGATGGCATGAGGATATCCGGCATCGTCAAGCGCAACTACGGATTTGCCGGACGCCGCTTTGTAGATGAACTGTATAAGTATGGGATCATCCCCCAAGTGGAGGAGCGATATAAGGACCTGTTCAAGCTCCTATCCGACCGGGATACAACTGAAAAGCAAGCTATGGCAGCGGCGGCGATCATCTGTGCGGATGAACTGGCCTGTGCCTGGGTTCTCGGCGGTACAGAGCGGCCTTTGACAGTGGACCAGATATCGGAGTTCCTGGCCTCCAAAGCCACTGTAAGCGCCGGAGACAGAGGCTACAAGTATCTTTGCGACTGGGTGACGCAGAACAGCAACAAGCTCTGCACCAAATCTGAAAACCCCAATCAGGAGGTTTTGGGCGCATTGGAAGACGGGCGCGCCTATATCATACGGTCTGTATTCGAGCGTATTCTACAGGATGCCGGATACTCCACGGCCGCTATGATATCGTATCTGAAACAAAACAGTCTGATTGTCACGAGAGGGAGGAACAACACCCGGGGCAAACGCATTAACGGTATTCCGACGGAGTGCTTCTGCTTGATTTTGCCTCCCGTGGACCTGGATGGAGAAGACGACCCGGACGAGCTTCCCCTGTGAGGGACACACGGGACAGCAAAGGCCGCATGTCCCACGCCATCAACCCGCTGCGGCTGTAAGGCTGAACCAGTCTCTGGAATAGGCGTGGGACTGTGGGACAAAAAACACAGTCCTATATAGAGAGAATTATATACATTCAGAATTTACCAGTAAAATGAAGCCGCGAAAAAACGCGATTTGATGTCCCACAGTCCCACGGTTTCAGAAAGACGCTGTCGCCCTAGTGTTTGGCCGCAGAGCGTTTTGTCCCACGCTGTCCCCCGGTCCCACGGCAGCGGGTTCCTAAAAATTCGCGCAGGAGGTTCCTCATGGGTAAGGGCAATACATTGAACGAGAATAGTTCACTTCGAGAACTGCTGAACCAGCTTGTCAATAGTGAACACTGGGTAAAAGAAATTGTCGCCGCCTATCTCGGCGTAAAGCCGGAGCAGGTGGTCATCACAGTGAAGGAGGCGGACAGGTAATGACAGTCAAAGAAGCAGCGAAAGCTATCACCGGAGTAGAAAAATTTTATATTGCGTGGGATGGAGCCATGCAGAACTTTATTCCTGACGATGAAATTATGCTTAAAGCATATGGCGGATTTGTTGTCAAAACGATCGATTTCGTAATTGAACCAGGTTCAAAGGGTCATGTAGAAATTGTGATTGCTACGCGGCCTGTAGTTGAAGGGGAGGCCGCAGAATGAACGAACTGATGGTTTTTAATAATCCCGAGTTTGGGACAATCCGTACTATTGAAGAGAGTGGCAAGGTGCTGTTCTGCGGGAATGATGCGGCAAAGGCGCTCGGATATAAGCGGCCGAAGGATGCTGTTTCCGCTCATTGCAAGGGGGCGGTAAAACGCCGCACCCTTACCAAAGGCGGAGAACAGGAGATGCTTTTCATCCCCGAGGGCGACATCTACCGCTTGGCCGCCAAAAGCGAGCTTCCCGGAGCGGAACGGTTCGAGAGCTGGATCTTTGACGAGGTGCTGCCCAGCATCCGCAGGGCCGGCAGCTATAGTTTTCCTGTGGTGCCTCCTATTGTCGAGCAACGGTGCCTGACTACGGATGACTATTTGAAGGCCGCCGCCATTGTGGCCGGATGCCGTAATGAGCGTATGCCCTACGTGCTTGGTTTTCTGAGACAAGCCGGGTTCTCTGTTCCAGAGGTACAGGACCGCCGCCGGGAACTTGGAGGGGAGCTGATGCAGGTGCTCAACGAGGCGACGAACGTCCACGGGTTCTCAACCAGACAGCTCGGAGCTCTGACGGGGATTGACTTCGGAACGATCAGCGCATACCGTCGGGGGCGTCACCGGCCAAATGAGACACGGGCCGAGTACATCATCCAGGTTGTCCGGCGGGCTATGGAAGACAGAGTGAACGAACGTCCGTAACCGCCCGCCTGAGTGCGGACAGATGCTTGCTATGCAGGAGGAAACATGAATCTTAGACCTTATCAACAGGAGTGCATCAACACCATAGAGAGTCAGAAGCCCGGAGCGTACCTGGTGCAGATGGCCACTGGGATGGGGAAGACAGTAACCTTCGCCAATATTCCGAGGCATGGAGAGCGGATGCTGATTCTCTCCCACCGGGAGGAGCTGGTGGAGCAGCCCCGAAAATACTTCGACTGTTCCTACGGCATTGAGCGGGCATCCAGCCGCAGCCACGGCGAGGAAGTGGTTTCCGCCAGCGTGCAGAGTCTTGTCCGCCGACTGGACAAATTCACACCTGACGAGTTCGGTCTGATCATCTGCGACGAGGCCCACCACGCAGCGGCCAGGACCTATCGGGATATCTTCGGCTACTTCCACCCGGAAAAGCTCATAGGGTTCACTGCCACGCCTAACCGGGGCGACAAGGTACGCCTGGATACAGTGTTTCAGGACATCATCTTCCAGCGTGACCTCCGATGGGGCATCCAAAACGGATACCTGTGCGACATCCATTGCCGGCGAGTGAACATCGGTTTTGAATTGTCCGCCGTCCATACCAGGCACGGCGATTATGCCCCGGGTGAGCTGGACGAAGCTATGGAGGGCACGGCGGACGCCATAGCCCAGGCATACCGGGAGATGGCCGTGGGCGCAACGCTTATCTTTGCCGTGTCTGTGCACCAGGCGGAGGAAATTGCACGGCGGATTTCGGGCGCGGTGGTGGTTACCGCCAACACAAAGGACCGGGCATCTATCATCCAGGCGTTTACCGCCGGGGAGATTCCCTGCATTGTCAACTGCATGGTGTTCACAGAGGGGACCGACATCCCACGGGTGGAGACTGTAATCGTCGCCAGACCGACGCAGAGCGAGACGTTATATGCGCAGATGGTTGGCCGGGGACTCCGGCTTTATCCGGGCAAGGAACGGCTGGAGCTTATCGACTGTGTAGGAATCACCGGCCGGGCATCCCTCTGTACAGCGCCGTCTCTCTTGGGCATCGACATGGAGGCGGTGCCGGCGAAAAAGCTGGAGGAGATAGAGGGGATGCTGTTTGAACTGCCTGACCGCGTTGCGGCGGCGATAGACGCCCCCGAGAGCTGGATTAAAAATGTCGAGCTGGTGGACCTGTGGGCCCAAGAACAGAGGTACCAGCTCCACGATGTCAACTGGTTCAAGATGCCTGACGGGTCTCTTGTTTGCAGACTGATGGGCCGAGAGTTCCTTTCGATACCCTGCCCGGACGCTTTGGGAATGGTGATGTTCGAGAATGGCAAACGGATGAAGATGCAAGAGGCCCTGGACTCGGCTTATAGGCACCTTGTTCATGATTATCAGGATTGTAAGTATTTATGGGATCTCGGCGCCGTGCGACGTTGGGGCCAGGGGCCAGCCACACAAAAACAACTGGAGATTATTCATAGGCGGTGTAAGGGCTTTGATGCGACTGGCCTGACCAAAGGAGCTGCATCGCAGATTTTAAACAGATTATTCAGCGAACCGACAAAAGGGAAGGGGCGGAGACGCGCATGAAAATCAGATGCTCAAACGCAGCCGACCGGGACACGCTGGTGGTTATTCTGGCCAGAAACGGCTATACAGTCCGGCAGGTGAAGGAGAAGGCACCAGGGAAGGGCGTGTCCTCCTACTATGTGGAGGTTGTAGAGGATGGTGCATGAATCGAAGCATCAGCAGGCCGTGATTAAGTGGAGCCAGCAGTCTTCCATACGTTCCAAGTGGCCGGAGCTGGCCCTGCTGCATCACATCAAGAACGAGACCCGGGAAGGGGCAAAACAAATCGCCATCGACAAGGCTATAGGTGTCAAGAAGGGCGTGCCGGATTTGTCCTTGCCAGTACCGCGCGGCCGATATCATGGATTATACATTGAGATGAAAAATGACGCCGGCCGGGCCTCCCAAGAACAGAAATGGTGGGGGGAGCGCCTGACGGAGCAGGGATACCGATGGGAGGTATGTCACGGATGGAGGAGCGCAGTACAGACCCTGGAGTGGTATCTGACCTTGAAAGATTAGCCATGCGGGGAGAAGAGATGCCGGACGGCCTGTCGCTGGCTGATCAGGAATTTTTTCAGGGATTGGCCTACATATACGCCCGGTATCGTATGAAGGTCATAGACAGGGCAACCGGGAGCAGGGAG